ATAAAACCGGGTGATGCAAAAGTAGCCATTTGATTCACAAGGCCATTGACGCATCGCCCGGTTAGTTTTAACCTTGTCCACCGTGATTCACGTTCGTGAACATGTCCTTTCAGGGCCGATATAGCTCAGTTGGTAGAGCAGCGCATTCGTAATGCGAAGGTCGTAGGTTCGACTCCTATTATCGGCACCATTTAAATCAATAAGTTACCTCGCATTTAAGTAAACCACGTTCTCCTCTTGTGCCGTATTTGTGCCATTGCGACTTATAATCGCATCGATTTTGCTTGCGTGCTCGGTGAGATGCCCGGCTGAAAGGTGGGCGTATCTTTGAACCATTTCGAGAGTTTCCCATCCTCCCATCTCTTTAAGTGCAAGAAGAGAGACACCGGACTGAACCAGCCAGCTTGCCCAGGTATGCCTCAGATCATGGAAGCGGAAGTTGCTAATGCCTGCCCGCTTTAACGCTCCCTTCCATGCCTTGTTGCTGTCGGTTCTCATCTTCCTTACCGCTGCTGTTTTTGTTCCGTCGCTTCGGTAGGCAGGTTTGGTGTGGACAAATACCCATCTCTTATGGAGCCCCTGCTGTTTTCTTAATATCTGGCATGCGGTTTCGTTAAGAGGAACTCCGATCGCATTGCCAGCTTTTGTTTCATCAGGGTGCATCCATGCCATTTTCTTATCCAGATCGACCTGTGACCACTCAAGGTCTGTAACGTTGGAACGGCGAAGGCCTGTCGTGATTGCAAACATGACCACAGGGAAGAAGTGAGGAGCAATTTCTGCAAACAGGCGCTTCGATTCCTCCTCTGTAAGCCATCTGATGCGTCCATTCTTAACGCGTGGTGTTGATATTTTGGGTGCCCTGTCAAGCCATCCCCATTCAACAGCCATATTGAGAATGGCGCGAAGTATTGCCAGATGCCTCGTCTTCGTTCCTTTGCTTGCAAGCTTTGGTTTATACTCCGGCACCGGATTGCCAAGTCGCAAACACCTGTCCCGGCTCATCTCCCAGTTCAGGCGATGGCGGCGGTTTTCCATCCCGTCTACCGCCTCCATTATTTTTTCTGTTGTTATGTCAGAGAGAATGGCTTCTCTGAAGTGCAACATCCAGAACGATATAATGCTCTTGTCATCATCAATGGACTTCTTATCCGATTTCTCACGCAGCCACCGTATGCAGGCTTCCTTGAATAGCTTTTTCGGTGATTCCCCGAGATTTTTTACTCTCCACGCTTCTGCTTTCAGACGATCGTGAAGTTCTTGCGCTTGCCTTTTGTCCGATGTTTCAAGAGAGCGTCTAACTCTTGATCCATCTGGCGCGACGAAATCGCAGTGCCACGTGCCACCGCGTAGTTTGATTGACATGCTTTAACCTCCTGCACATCAACCGCATTCACCGCGCTATTGTGTCTCACAGACTTAAGCGCCGCAATGCAGTCTGACTTGCAAATGCGATATGGGCTTTTAGGTTTATCTGGATTTATCTTTGCGGCCTGAAGTCGTCCACTTCGTATCCACTGCGTGATAGTGCCTTTGTCTACCTTCAGATACGACGCTGCCTCTTCACGAGTGAAGATTTCTTCTTCCACCTGGAATCTCCATTTATTGGATTGGTATTATTGCGGTAGGTCTGGATATCATTGAGCAATGAACAGGCCTCATCGAGTATGAGGCTGTGGTTAGTCCTTGCGTAACTCGCTAATTCTTCTGTAAGTCTCTGGTGCTTTGTTTCCGTGTATCTTCATTTCAGACTTCAACAGATCAACGAGGGAATCCCATTCGTTGAGGATGCCTTTGAATGCCGGAACGCGCTTTGCAACCTTGTCGAATGAATCTCTGATTTCTGGGATCTGCTCAACAAGTGCAACGCATCGTCTGAAATCGGCTGCGTCATGTGGAGCGCCGAAGTGATGACCATAGATATTCTTTTTCAGTCCACATGCGATTGAGGCAAGAGTTGCGCTACTGATGCCGACATCGCCAGTCGATTGCCATTTCAAAACCTTCATAGCCAAATCTGACATTTCTTGTCTCCAATAAAAAACCGCCATCAGGCGGCTTGGTGTTCTTTCAGTTCTTCAAATCGAATATTGGTTACATTGTTTTCATATATGAATAAATAAATTAGCTTTTTTCGTTGCCTTCGCGTTCTTTATTAATTTTGACAAACTCGTTTTTACCACGCTCTCCAAATGCGTCTTTAGAGTCGTTGTATCCGCAATCGCAGCACACATAATCACCAGACCATCCACGCATTGTTTTTTCTTTTGCAATATTTCCAGAACCGCATTTTGGACAAGACATATCACTACCTCCAAAGCATGAGTGAGATGACAACGTAACATTGATTGGAGATTAACAATAGATTGCTGATGTAAAAGATATGTATAAGCTTCGCTTTCAAAGTGGAGGCTCTGGTAGCGGCATCCAGTGAGTTACGTCATCCAAGATATATCCTGATAAATACGTGAAAGCTCTATATTTTTTGTAATCAATTGGATTTGCAACCCAGTTCCAATATGCGGCCACGATTTCACCTTGACTAAATGCCAGTAACATTTTGGTGTCTTCCGGCATTCGATCACTACAGCTTATCCAACCATCAGGAGTTACCGGAGAGTTGCCACCGGGAATATTTTCCGGAATATTTTGTTGTGCGTTTTGTGGTTGTTCGGATTTACCCTGAAGCATGGCGGCGCGGCAGGCGTTCCAGCCAGCTGTTCGCCCAAGCGCGTAAACTTCAGATGGCTCAAGATAATCAATGTCATGCCCATCCTCATCGTCGTTCTCAGGTAATGCAGCAGGTACTACCGGTACTGGCGGAGCGGCGTAGACTTCAATAATCCCATTATCAATAGGCCATTCCCCATCCTTGATGTAGTCACTTGTGCCGTCAACTTGCTGTTCTGCAATGTGGAATGCGCCAATAGGCTCTGCTTCCAGCGATGCCAGTGCAATACGCAGGGCAGCCAGGATATTCCCCTGGTAATCATCAAGCCCGAAAGGAAGCTCATCACGAACGCTTTCATAATCGTTGATAGCCTGCTGCAGCCATTCTCTTGTGATAGTGCTCATGATGCCTCTCCTTTACATGCTTCGGTGACGTTTATTCCAGCGTTGTGCAGTGCCTCAAGAACCTGATGCTGCCTGTAAACCATTTCAGTGTGGTAAGGCTCGTCAAAATCGACGCGATGCAACATGCTATAGCATTGCGGAAGCACAACCTCCCGCGCCTCCAGTTCAGCGATGCGCTTCTCTGCGGCTTCTGTTTTTCTCCTTAACGCCTCGCTACAACCATCAGCTTTTCGGATTGCTAACTCCAAGTGTTTATTCAGCGCTTCTGCGGCTTCCAGCTCAACGCGCAGCTTCCCTACCGTTAGCGCAATTTCCTCGTTCTCCTGGTCGCGGGATTTGATGTATTGCTGGTTTCTTTCCAGCTCATCCAGCAGCGCCAAGACGGTAGCGGGATTGGCTGCGGCGATGAAAGCAGCATCACGCGATTCGTTTTCACTGAACACCATAGCTATTTGCTCATGGTTCACGCCGTCAGTGGAGTAAATCTCATCGTCGAATTCAACAGCCCACTGACCTTTCGTAGCCTTCTCTGCGGCCTCACGCAGTGCCTGGTAATTAATCTCGCTCACTGGTTGCCTCCTTTACGCCACATCGCATTCAGATATTTGTTTTGATTCACTGATGGAAAAGAATTTCTCTTAAGCAATTCCTCTCTCGATGGCATTGGCTTTACGCGTTGGCGAATAATCATTTCTGCCGGAAGAATGCCGGGATTGTATGCAAGTCCTCTCATGGTAAATTCCTCTTTGTTAATTTATTCGTATGCCTGCTCTTTCTTCATCGAGTTTTTTTAGCTTGTATCGCATAGCTCTTACTGAATAAATTGAGCGGCAGGTTGCAATTGCTATTTCTTCTGCGGAGAACTTACCGAAAAGTGATACTTCGGCTCTTGTCCATCGTCTTCCACGAAGTCGGCTAACAATGTCAGCGCCAATCCTTGTTGCTTTCGCCATTACTGCTTTTTCAGTCCTTTCCAGTTTTTCTGCGATAACTTCAACTGGCATTGTCGCCGCTACCTCGCGCAAGAAATCGACTTCCCATTTCTCCCATGGAGTCTTTTTCATAGGCGATACCGTTATTTGATAAGAAGTGAAGGTTTCCCAACTTTGAGTTGAGCACCGGGGATATTTATTCCTGCTTTTAGTTGGTGTTTGATTGCCAGTTTGTCGGCTTTAATTGTCGTTTCGAACTCAACGTATTCAGGAGGAAGGGCGCTTGAGTCGATGATTTCTACAGTTTCTGACGGTTTGCGGATTGTTACCTGGTGAATACCTGCTCGAATCTTTTTCTTGCCAACCATTTCAAGCGATGACGCTATATACGCCATAATGCTGTCAATCTTATTTTGAATTACTGCGGCTCGCTCATTTAGTGACTTTGCCTCGTCCTTGAGGCGTTCAGCATAACCATATTCATTTTTAATAATGGCAAGAAGTTGCTCTATTTTATCGGTAAATTCTCCTTCCATGCCTTCTATTGTGTCAGCAATCATCTCTGGCTCTAAATCTGAATCCATCAGCTTTGCGTATTCATTGGCTATTTCATACAGTTTGCTCACTGGCAACCTCCAGTTTCGCTTTGCATTCTATGTAAATGGCTTGTACGTTCTGCTGCAATTTCATTCCAGATGTCAGGCGATATGCTTCTGCAAAATATCGCTTCAAATCATCCATGTTTTCTGCCTGAGCCATTTCATCGCAAAGAAGTTGTGCTTTATCCATTATTTCCTGCTGGCGTTTCCGTTCATCTTCGCGGATATCTTCCTCTGATTTGTGCGGCATAACTGGTTCCTGATGCATACCTTCATCTTCGTTAAGCAGGTGAATGGCATTATCCAGTCGCTGGGCTTTAGGCCAGTATTTGCTGGCGCGTTTAACTATTGTTTTACGCGCCATCTCTTCCCAGAATGTTTTCCACGGTCCATTCTTTGCCTTGCTCGTTGCTTCCACAGCTTTAATTTCTGCCAGACTCATTTCTTCAGTCAGGTAGTCACCATCTGCTGTTTTAACCGTGCAATAACCTCCAACAATAGAGCCTCGCTCACCAAATGCGTTGTATTTGTGGGTTGGTGCTGAATCAAGGCCATTTGATTCATAGGTGTCGTTTGAGTACACCAGTTTGCATTGCCCCCACTTAATTGATCCTGTCGATTGCGCAAGATGAAGTAATCCCATGTAACTGATATCAAGGCACACCATGCCGTCGCGAGGAACCAGATAAGCCAGTTTGCTGGCCGGGTTTAAGGTGATGCCGATCGCCGCAACATTGATGATGGCGTTCTGTGCGCTGGTTGGATTTGCCAGTGCTGTTTTAGCCAGGTAATCGTTTTTCTGGAAATACTGAATTGCAAACTGGCTTTCCTTAGCCCATGTCACCGTCTGTTCAGTCAATGCTCCGCAGAATAACTGCTCCTGCTGTTTAACGAATTCAACGATATTGCTCATGCAGCTTCTCCAAAAATGTGTCTGCGTTTGAATATTGCGAAGGCATATTCAGCCTTAACTCTTTCGGTTATTGCATCCCAGAACCATTCAGCGGCTTTTTCCTGATAGTTACAGTCATCATCTTCCAGCCAGTCGATAGCGTCCTTAGTGTGTTCATCTGGTTTATATGAGCGAAGCATTTCGCTTATTGGGTCGCAACGTTTGCAGAGGCGATCAACTTCACTGTTGATTCGTTCGTAATCATCATCGGTAAAACTTGCGATGATTTGCGATATTTCACGCTTATCATTCAGAGTCAGAATCATCATCTTTCTCCTGTTCTTTGTGCTGATTGAGCATTTTGTTCATCTGACGAATGAATTCTTCGTCTGACCAGTTATCTGTAAAACTCATGGACGGCCTTGTTGTTTCAAAATATCCCAAAGCTTTTCGAGCAAACTTTTCATTCTTGGTTGTTTAAAGTCTGCTCCGGTTAAAATATTTTTTCGTGAATGCTGTACCGATAAAATTGGGTTGAAAGGGCGAACCGATGCCGCCCCTGCAATAGCGAACTGTTGCATAGGATGCTCCTTCTGTTTGATTGCATAACGAAAACGCCTCGAATGAAGCGTTATTGGTATGCATATAAAAAAGCCCTCACACTGGAGGGCAAAGAAGATTTCCAATAATCAGAACAAGTCGGCTCCTGTTTAGTTACGAGCGACATTGCTCCGTGTATTCACTCGTTGGAATGAATACACAGTGCAGTGTTTATTCTGTTATTTATGCCAAAAATAAAGGCCACTATCAGGCAGCTTTGTTGTTCTGTTTACCAAGTTCTCTGGCAATCATTGCCGTCGTTCGTATTGTCCACTCCATTGATTCTTATCAATAGTCGTAGTCATAAGGATAGTCCTGGTATTGTTCCATCACATCCTGAGGATGCTCTTCGAACTCTTCAAATTCTTCTTCCATATCTCACCTCAAATAAGTGGTTTGCTGCCAAAACAATGAACCATCCGGAAATTCCAGATAGTTCATAATTCACTCTTCAATACTTCCAACTTACTAATAGCCGATAGATATCCGCGCTGATAAGGCATCATCATTCCTTCGAGCTTGCCACTTCTTAACTCCTCCCTGAGCAATTGTATTGCTTGATCAATAACCTCTGCCTTAGCGTCCTTTATGGCTTGCTTGCGGGGCTTTGCTTTCTGCTTTGGCAGATTTCTCAAGCATGATGGAATGTATGTCTGATTCATCACTTACCTGGCTGTCAGTTGTTTTGATTTCCGGTAGCCTGCCGCGTAAAGAGCTACGTTTGGCAGGCAAATACTTCCACTGCATTCGTCGGTATTTTGGTTACGAATGTTGCCGAGTGATATTGCTTTTTCAGAAAGGATTAAACGTTTTCTCGGGGCTTCCTGAACAGGTTCCTCACTGTCTGTGCCGAAGATCGAATCGATGATGTTGCATATAGCATCACGCTCGATAGCCAGCTTTCTGCGCCGCTCATGACGGCGAGTTTTGGCATTTCCTGCAAATGTTGATTTCCCGTACACGATTACCGTCATGATATTTTCCTCATGTGAAATGGCTTTGGTGGTGATGCGCCAGGTGCTGATCTTCTGGTTGCTGTCGTTGCAGCTGCAATTCACATCACCGCCAAACCCATCTCGTTTGGTATCTGTTTGCGCTTTGTCAGCGCCCCATCGAAGTTAAAGAGCCTGCCAATCTGTTCCGTTTGGCTTCCAGCTTCCTGCTGATGGCTAAATAGTACGATGTGTACTTTATTGAGTCAATACAAAATGTTCTAAATGTGGTTAGTTTTTTATAACACTTTGTATTTTATTGATTTATATTTTGGAAAAAGAAAACCCGACGCTAAGGTCGGGTTATTGTTGTGTGTTTTAGAGTGGTGAGGCTGTTAACTAAATGTCTCTTCAGGCCACTGGCTGGCGATAACTTTCCCTACTACGGAACAGCTATCATTGCATGGGATCATTGGATATTGCGGGTTTAGTGGTTGTAGGAACACCTGACCGCTATCCCTGATCAGTTTCTTGAAGGTAAACTCGTCACCACCAAGTCTGGCTATGCAGAAATCACCTGGCTCAACAGCCTGCTCAGGGTCAACGAGAATTAACATCCCGTCAGGAAAGCTTGGCTTGGATCCTGTTGGTGCGGTCATGGAATTACCTTCAACTTCAAGCCAAAACGCACAATCACTGGCTTTTTTGGTTGTGCTGACCCATCTCTCCGCATCACCTTTGGTAAAGGTTCTAAGCTCAGGCGAGAACATCCCGGCCTGAACATGAGAAAAAACAGGGTACTCATATTGTTTTTTAACGGGGGCAGATGAGTATTCGCCAACAGGTGAAAATGTACCGTCGTGGTTGAATGAGACGTTATCAATACCAAGGTATTTAAACACCACACCAATCTCGTCAAGAGATGGATGACGAGATCCGCGCAACCAGTGACCAATTCCACCCTGCGTCATACCAAGCTCTTCAGCTAACTTCTCTTGAGTTATGCCGAGTTCTTTCATTCTGGATCTAGCCAGTTCATACCATTTCATCTTCATATCCTTATTATTACGCTCTGTACTAAAACCATCCATGCACAAGATGTATTTTTTGTTTGCATTCCAAAAGTACATATCGTATTATTGTTTCATGGTTACTATGGAGGGCATATGAGCAACCTACGAAAATATCGAGAGTCACTGAATATCTCTCAAACAACACTTGCTAAGGCGGTTGGATGCACACAGGGAGCTATCGGACATTGGGAATCTGGTCGTCGCTTCCCAGACCTTAAAACATGCCGTGCTCTTGTTGCGTGCCTAAACAAGTTAGGCGCAAAAGTCAGTCTTGATGACGTGTTCCCGCCGGAACACAAAGCCGCTTAATAAGCGGATCAGCTCTTTATCAATCTGCACCGCCGACAACGCGGTAACTAATTAATCACTCATCGAAAGATGAGTATTAGTGATTATTTACCTATGGAAATAGTAAGAAATGGAACAAACAAGTTACAGCAAACTATCACAGCGCGACGTTGATCGCGCAGAAACAGATTTACTCATCAACCTGTCAACGCTTACCCAGCGCGGTCTGGCAAAGATGATTGGCTGTCATGAATCGAAGATAAGCAGAACGGACTGGAGATTTATTGCTTCGGTCTTGTGTGCTTTCGGAATGGCATCAGACATCAGTCCGATTAGCAGGGCTTTTAAGTATGCGCTTGATGGACTCACCAATAAAAAACGCCCGGAGGCAACCGAGCGTTCTGAACAAATCCAGATGGAATTCTGAGGTCATTACTGGATCAATCCACAGGAGTAATTATGACAAAACGTCGTAAGAAATACCAGGAAAAAGAAGAGATTCGACACCCTGATTCACCTGAGGGATTAGTGGTAGCCGCAGCAAATAACAGGGCGTTCGCAGAGCGCCTTGTTGGTGTTTACAGACTAGCCAAAGCAGGAGTGAAACATGGGCGTCGTTAAGTTAGCTGATTACAGGCATAACCCTGTACAACATCAGGAGGCATCCAGTATGGGGTATGTCTCTATACACCGCCAGTTTATGGACAGCAGGCTCTATAAGGACTCTCAGGCAGTACATCTTTGGCTTCACTTAATCCTCAAGGCTAATCACGAATCTACTGTCGTCAATACGGATATCGGTCCGATAACTGTTGATCGCGGTCAGATGATAACTGGACGCCCGTCGCTGGTCAGAGAAACATTCATTCCAGACAACAAAGTTCGGAGCTTATTACGGACTTTTGAGTCGAAAGGGATGCTTAATATTTGCTCGATGGGGAAGAAATTTAGCCTGTTTACAATCGTTAAATATGACGATTTTCAGGCAAAAAATTGTCCAACGGTTGTCCAACGGTTGTCCAACGCAAACACCAGTAATGGCGCGTCTCTCAGCGGAGATTGTCCAACGGTTGTCCAACGGTTGTCCATAAACAATAATATAAATAATATCTCTAATACTGACGTATTAGAGAGTGCCACAGCAGACAAAAAGTCTGACAAGAAAAAACCTTCCGTTAGCTGTCAGGATGTTGTCGATGCTTACCACGAAATCCTTCCTGAAGCGCCAAGAATCCGCGCACTGAATGACAAGCGTAAAAACCAGATCCGAACGTTCTGGCGCAAAGCCGGAGTGATAACCCGCCAGCTTGACGGGCATGGGTTCACGATGCAGGACTGGAGAAATTATTTGAGCTACGTAGGCGAAAATTGCCGATGGATGTTCGAAGAGCGTCCAAACCATCAACGCGGAACCGTCTGGCACAAAAAGGGATTTGATTTCCTGCTTAACGATAATACCTACCTGAAAGTTCGTGAGGGTGAACACGATGACCGATAATTTTTATGCGCCGCCCCATAGCATCGAGGCAGAGCAGGCGGTGATTGGTGGATTGCTTCTGGATGATGACAGCAGTGAGCGCGTCCAGAAAGTTCTGGCGATGCTGAAGCCTGATTCATTTTACAGCCGACCACACAAAATTCTTTTCGAAGAAATAACCAGAATGCACCGGGAGCAAAAGCCAGTAGATGGCCTGACGCTTTTCGATGAACTGGAGCGCAAATCGTTAACGGTGTCTGTTGGCGGTTTTGCTTATATCGCTGAGATCGCAAAGAACACGCCAAGCGCAGCAAACATCGTTGCCTATGCAATGCAGGTTCGTGAAACCGCAATGGAACGCTACGCCATCAACCGCATGACTGAAGCGACGGAATTGCTCTATTCCCGCAACGGAATGACTGCAACGCAGAAGTACGAAGCTATTCAGGCGATTTTCACGCAACTGACAGACCATGCAAAAACCGGATCGCGTCGCGGACTTCGCTCATTTGGTGAGGTCATGGAAGACTGGGTTAGCGACCTTGAGAAGCGATTTGACCCATCAGGCGAACAACGGGGAATGAGCACAGGGATCCCATCGCTGGACAGGATGCTGTCACCGAAAGGTCTGGTGAAAGGCTCTCTGTTTGTCATTGGCGCTCGCCCTAAGATGGGGAAAACGACGCTATACAGCCAGATGGCAATCAACTGCGCAGTGCATGAGAAAAAGCCCGCTCTGATGTTCAGCCTTGAAATGCCAGGAGACCAGATACTGGAAAAACTGGTAGGGCAGAAGTCTGGTGTTAACCCGAATATTTTTTACCTTCCGGCGACAAATGACGCTGATGACGGCTATCAGGGTGATTACGATGGTGACTTCAACAGGGCGATCGAAACAGCTAATCGTTTGAGTGAAATCGACCTGCTTTACATCGACGACACGCCGGGATTATCTCTGGCTCAAATCGTCAGCGAAAGCCGTCGAATCAAGCGAGAAAAAGGATGTGTTGGCATGATTCTGGTCGATTACCTGACACTAATGACCGCTGAGAAGGCCGATCGCAACGACCTTGCTTACGGCATGATCACCAAAGGACTGAAGAACCTTGCCAAAGAGCTTGATTGCGTTGTTGTGCTTCTGACGCAGCTTAACCGCGCACTGGAAAGCCGAACCAATAAACGCCCATTACCAAGTGACTCACGAGATACAGGGCAGATTGAACAGGATTGCGATTATTGGGTGGGGATCCATCGTGAAGGTGCTTTTGATGACAGTGTTCCACCTGGTGAAACCGAACTAATCCTTCGTCTCAATCGTCATGGCAATACCGGCACGGTGTATTGCATTCAGGCAAATGGCGCTATTTATGACACAGACCAACAGTCTGCTGAAATGCGCCGCCGTGAACGCGAGGAGCCGCAGTCCAAGAAGAAAGGAGGATTCTGATGACCATCTACATCACTGAGCTAATAACAGGGGCTATTTACACAGTAGCCCTTTTTTATTGGATTAAGAACGAGGGGGATCCTGATGGACACCGTTAACGGAATGTGTTCAGACGCACCGCGTGCCAAAAAATGTAAATGCGGAAAATCACCGACAATATTCGACATGGAGAACGGGTGCCAAATCTACTGCGCTAACCACGCCGCTGTGGCGGCCGCGAATTATCGCAGTGCGGTAACGGAGTGGAATAACCTGAAATCTGTTAGAGAGGGAAGTCATGAAAAAACTAACCTTTGAAATTCGATCCCCAGCACATCAGCAAAACGCTATTCACGCGGTACAGCAAATTCTTCCAGACCCAACCAAACCAATCGTAGTAACCATTCAGGAGCGCAACCGCAGCTTAGACCAAAATCGGAAGCTTTGGGCTTGCCTTGGTGACGTTTCGCGTCAGGTTGAATGGCATGGTCGCTGGCTGGATGCAGAAAGCTGGAAGTGTGTGTTTACCGCAGCATTAAAGCAGCAGGACGTTGTTCCTAACCTTGCCGGGAATGGCTTTGTGGTAATAGGCCAGTCAACCAGCAGGATGCGTGTAAGCGAATTTGCGGAGCTATTAGAGCTTATACAGGCATTCGGTACAGAGCGTGGCGTTAAGTGGTCAGACGAAGCGCGACTGGCTCTCGAATGGAAAGCGCGATGGGGAGATCGGGCTGCATGATGCGATGTTATCGGTGCGGTGAATGCAAAGAAGATAACCGCTTCCGACCAAATCAACCTTACTGGAATCGATGGTGTCTCCGGTGTGAAAGAACACCAACAGGAGTTTTACCACTACCGCAGGAAAAGGAGGACGTGTGGCGAGACAGCGACGAAGTATTACTCAAATAGCGTTAGACAACCTGATTTTTACTCCTACCAAACGCACCAAATCCCGCAAGAAACCAATCCCCACAGAAAGCCAGGTAAAGACATTCGATTATGTCTACGGGCTGTTACAGGCCAAATGGAACCGCATGAGGAAAACAAGGTGATTGACCCAAATCGAAGTTACGAACAAGAAAGCGTCGAGCGGGCTTTAACGTGCGCTAACTGCGGTCAGAAGCTGCATGTGCTGGAAGTTCACGTGTGCTCCGATTGCTGCGCAGAACTGATGAGCGATCCGAATAGCTCAATGTACGAGGAAGAAGACGATGAATGAGTTAATAAATGGCAATGCCATCAAAATGACAAGCATTGAAATCGCTGAGTTGGTGGGTAAGCGTCATGACAATGTGAAACGTACCATCGAAACGCTGGCTAAAAATGGTGTTATCCGGCTTCCTCAAATTGAGGTTTCCGAAAGAATCAATAACTTAGGGTTCAGTGTTCAGTACGAGCATTACGTCTTCGAAGGCGAACAAGGAAAGCGAGACAGTATTGTCGTTGTAGCCCAGTTGTCGCCGGAATTCACCGCTCGTCTTGTTGACCGTTGGCGAGAGCTTGAAGAAACTGCGGTTAATATCCCAAAAACGCTACCAGAAGCGTTGCGCCTTGCTGCTGATCTTGCTGAGCAGAAAATGCAACTGGAAAACCAGCTCGCAATTGCCGCACCTAAAGTTGAGTTTGCCGATCGCGTTGGCGAGGCCAGCGGAATTTTGATTGGAAACTTTGCAAAGGTTGTTGGAATTGGTCCAAACAAACTGTTTGCGTGGATGCGCGATCACAAAATCCTTATTGCTTCAGGTTCCCGGCGCAATGTGCCAATGCAGGAATATATGGATCGCGGCTATTTCACAGTGAAAGAAACAGCGGTCAACACAAATCACGGAATACAGATATCGTTCACCACAAAAATCACCGGGCGTGGTCAACAGTGGCTGACCAGAAAGCTGCTCGATAACGGAATGCTGAAAGTAACAGGGGAGGCTGCTTAATGGCTAATCTACGCAAAGAAGCACGCGGCAGAGAATGCCAGGTACGTATTTACGGCGTATGCAATGGCAATCCTGAAACTACAGTTCTGGCACATTACCGGATGGCTGGAATTTGCGGAACGGGAATGAAGCCTGACGACCTGATCGGCGCATGGGCTTGTAGTGACTGCCACGCGGAGATCGACCGACGCACCCATAATCTCGACAACAAAGACGCCAGACTTTACCACCTCGAAGGCGTGATCAGGACGCAGGCGATACTGCTGAAGGAGGGGAAGATTAAGCCATGAACGAATATCAGTTTGCGCTTCCTTACCCGCCGTCGGTGAACACCTACTGGCGAAGACGGGGGAGTCAATACTACATCAGCGATAAAGGCCAGAAATACCGAAAAGACGTTCAGCAAATCATCCGCCAACTCAAGTTAGACATTTTCACCAAATCACGACTCCGCATCAAAGTCATCGCAGACGTTCCAGACTCCCGCCGCCGCGACCTCGACAACATCCTGAAAGGTTTACTCGACTCCCTTATCCACGCCGGATTTGCGGAAGACGACGAGCAATTCGATGACATTCGCGTAATTCGTGGTGTGAAAGTACCAGGCGGACGGCTTGGAATAAAAATCACCGAACTGGAGAACGTATGAACTCCACAATTCAAACGATACCAGAGCTTCTTATCCAGACACGAGGAAATCAGACCGAAGTGGCGAGGATGCTTTCCTGTGCAAGAGGAACAGTGCTCAAGTACAACCGAGACAGCAAAGGCGAACGTCACGTAATAGTTAACGGCGTCCTGATGGTCAAACAGGGCAAGAGGGGAAGACGATGAGCATAAGAGAACTAAACCTCACCAAAGAGCAGCACGATTGGCTGAATGGATGGCTTGAACTGTGGGGCGCATGGGTTTATTCAGGTCGTCTGGAAAAGCGCATGAGCAGCGTAATAGCGAAGTTCATGGAGAGCGTAGAGCCGGGAAGAGTTATGACAAGGCCAATGTGTAATGATGATGATGGAATGTTGATTTCTCAGGTCGTCGATTCCGTCATGTACATTGACAAGAAAGCCTTTGGCATCCTCCTCAGCTACTACGCTCATGGTTCATCTAAGCGAGCAATTGCATCCTACTATCACGCGACTGCAAAGCCACGCAAGATGTGTGGACGTGGTGGCGAGGGATGGAGAAAACCTTCACTGGCAACCTGTAGAAACGAAATTGACGATATCCTGAAAGCGTCGTTATTTGTTTTGTACCAGCCAATGCAAAATGCTTTCAAAATGCGTAAACGTGTTGAGAAAGTTAAGCATATTGCTGTTAAAAGCCTTGACATGCAATTATCCATTTAGCCATAATTAGAAGGTAAGCTGCCGTTAGTGACTCTTAAGTTGCAACGGTGGCTTTTTTATTTGCACAACAGGTAAGAGCATTGAACCCGCAGACCTCGCGGAATTGGTTAAAGGTGCCGCGCAGTGCTCTTATCGTTGTGGTGAATGCACAGGCTGATGTGTAAGGGCAAGAATCTTTCGCTGGATTCGGTGTGGCCACGTAGCCCGCTGTAGGCAGTTGCAGCAAACCGGAGATCAGCACCGGTCGCCACAATCCAAACTGAGCCGTAGCCACTGGATGTCCTGAATTCATCAGTGATAGTTATGCTGCGGCCTTCTACACATGATCTTCGTGAAAGCGGGTGACAGGAGGTCGCGCTAACAACCTCCTGCCGTTTTGCCCGTGCATATCGGTCACGAACAAATCTGATTACTAAACACAGTAGCCTGGATTTGTTCTATCAGTAATCGACCTTATTCCTAATTAAATAGAGCAAATCCCCTTATTGGGGCTAAGACATGAAGATGCCAGAAAAACATGACCTGTTAGCCGCCATTCTCGCGGCAAAGGAACAAGGCATCGGGGCAATCCTTGCGTTTGCAATGGCGTACCTTCGCGGCAGATATAATGGCGGTGCGTTTACAAAAACAGTAATCGACGCAACGATGTGCGCCATTATCGCCTGGTTCATTCGTGACCTTCTCGACTTCGCCGGACTAAGTAGCAATCTCGCTTATATAACGAGCGTGTTTATCGGCTACATCGGTACTGACTCGATTGGTTCGCTTATCAAACGCTTCGCTGCTAAAAAAGCCGGAGTAGAAGATGGTGGAAATCAATAATCAACGTAAGGCGTTCCTCGATATGCTGGCGTGGTCAGAGGGAACTGATAACGGACGTCAAAAAACCAGAAATCATGGTTATGACGTCATTGTTGGCGGAGAGCTATTCACTGATTACTCTGATCACCCTCGCAAACTTGTCACGCTAAATCCGAAACTCAAATCAACAGCCGCCGGACGCTACCAGCTTCTTTCCCGTTGGTGGGATGCCTACCGTAAGCAGCTTGGCCTGAAAGACTTCTCTCCGAAAAGCCAGGACGCTGTGGCACTGCAACAGATTAAAGAGCGTGGCGCTTTACCGATGATTGATCGCGGTGATATTCGTCAGGCTATCGACCGTTGCAGCAATATCTGGGCTTCACTGCCTGGCGCTGGTTATGGTCAGTTCGAGCATAAGGCTGACAGCCTGATTGCAAAATTCAAAGAGGCAGGCGGAACGGTCAGAGAGATTGAGGTATGAGCAAAGTAACCGCGATTATCTCCGCTCTGGTTATCTGCATCATCGTTTGCCTGTCATGGGCTGTTAATCACTACCGTGATAACGCCATCGCCTACAAAGAGCAGCGCGATAAGGCCGCATCCACAATTGCTGACATGCAGAAGCGTCAACGTGATGTAGCAGAACTCGATGCCAGATATACAAAGGAGCTTGCTGATGCTAACGCGACTATCGAAAGTCTCCGTGCTGATGTTTCTGCTGGGCGTAAGCGCCTGCAAGTCGCCGCCACCTGTGCAAAGTCAACGACCGGAGCCAGCAGCATGGGCGATGGAGAAAGCCCAAGACTTACAGCAGATGCTGAACTCAATTATTACCGTCTACGAAGCGGAATCGACAGGATAACCGCGCAGGTTAACTACCTGCAGGAGTACATCAGGACGCAATGCCTTCGATGATAGCGATAATTTTACTCATCATCCTTCACATCTGGCTCTGTAGACAGGGTGATGATCACTTCTGGAGTGAATCCAGATTAAACATCTCATTGCTGATGCTTGATATTGAGCATCTGGCGCGCGGTAAGGGGCTGCGTTGAGATAAGAGCCAGTCATTACAAATACCAGGATTTAGCCTCGCATTTGCGGGGCTTTTTTACATCTGCAGTAAACCGCGCATCGCAGCGCGTAACAATCCCGAGTCTTTCAGAAAGCTGAGCCTGAGAATTGCCGTATATGGTGGCGACCATCTCGGGGGCGGCTTTTCTGTGCGAACAGGCTCATCTTTCTAAAAGGTAAACGCTATGAATAACTTTGTTGAAATTACCTCAAGAATTGGTCGCATGTACCAAGATTTTCTTATAAGTGGAAAGGGGTCTGGCGACATCATAGAGGAAATTGACAAGCTAAGTGCAGAGCTGAGAAGGAATGGGTGTGTTAATTCTATCTTTTTTGAAACTTTGCTAAAGCAAGGCTTTATGTTTGACATGATTAATTACAACAAAGTCGCACCCAGTGCTTCGCAAAAATCATATGTGTACGTTCTGCATGCTGAAGATAGTGGGCTAACAAAAATAGGGTTTAGTCGCAGGGTTAATAAACGAATTTCAGAGATATCTCGCATGAGTGGTGGGAAGCTAAATCTAATTGCAAAGATTCCGGCCGATAGAGAGCTTGAAACCAAATTGCACCAAAAATATTACAACTATAGGTCGCACGGGGAGTGGTTTAGCCTCAATCGTTGTCATTTGAAAGAGCTAAAAGAAATGCCTGGTAACGAACTGAAATAATCCCCGGACTCACTAATTAACGGCAGTACAGCGAAACAACCCAAGCCAGTAAGTGGGGAAATAACACTGGCAGCCACTGAAAGATGAACCTCCTGCCTTATGGCAAAAAAAGATTCTTTGTGGTGGCGGACTGATGGAAAGACATCGGTTATTGCAGAGACCATTCAATGAGTGGTCTCGACAATGGCTTATACCCTACACGGGATAACTTAACTGATATCCCTTTTAACGGATAAACGGAGCCAACAATGGCAGAGATTATTCCCATGACTGAAGAACAGAAATTCCAGTTAGAGATTTACAAACTGGTCATGAACCAGAACGCAGCCGCAGAAGAAGCATTTCAGTTCATTGGCACTGACGAGCTGAAGCTTGAGCTATTCAAAATTCACTTCCAGTCAGGTGGCGCTAATTCAGATATCACGACCCGAACTATCGAAGCGGTGCGTAAATCGAAGGAAGCGTTAGACCTGTTTACTACCGGAGCATGATGTGAGCCGCGTAATCAATTTGGGTAAGGAGAAGAAATTCCCAATTACTCAAGAGCTATACGAGCGGCTTGAAAGCGTTATTCATGATTATGATGGTGAAATCAGTTTATGCGAGGCGATTGGTACACTCGAATTGCTGAAGCAGTCACTGATTGAAGGCGCGAAAGAGTCCTTAACCTGAAATAACGATTAAGTGAGATGAATATGGCAGCACCAAAGGGCAACCGATTTTGGGAGGCCCGCAGTAGTCATGGGCGAAACCCTAAATTCGAATCGCCTGAGGCGCTGTGGGCTGCTTGTTGTGAATACTTCGAGTGGGCTGATGATAACCCGCTATGGGAGGGTAAGGTATTTTCATATCAGGGAGAAATAATTAAGGCTAATGTCCCTAAGATGCGAGCCATGACTATTTCAGGATTGTGTACCTTCCTTGATATCACCAGGCAAACATGGGGAACCTTCCGGTCAATGGAAGGTTTTTCTGACGTCACATCACGAGCGGAAGACATCATCTACGACCAGAAGTTCTCTGGCGCAGCCGCTGACCTTCTCAACGCTAACATCATCGCCCGTGATTTGGGCCTCAAAGAGCAGTCGCAAGTTGAAGACGTGACACCTGATAAGGGAGATCGCGATAAGCGGCGCTCTCGTATCAAGGAGCTATTCAACCGTGGAACTGGACGCGATTCTTGATAACCTGAGCGATGAAGAGCAAATCGAATTGCTCGAGCTACTCGAAGAAGAAGAGAACTACCGGAACACACACCTGCTATATGAATTTACGCCATACAGCAAACAGCGTGAGTTCATCGACGCCGGGCATGACTATCCAGAGCGATGTTTTATGGCTGGTAACCAGCTTGGTAAGTCATTTACTGGTGCTGCTGAAGTCGCGTTTCACCTTACCGGGCGTTATCCGGGCACAAAAGGCTATCCTGCTGATGGTAAATATGGCGGTGAGTGGAAAGGTAAGCGTTTCTATGAACCTGTTGTCTTCTGGATTGGCGGCGAGACAAACGAAACTGTAACCAAAACGACTCAACGCATCCTGTGTGGTCGTATCGAAGAGAATGATGAGCCAGGCTACGGTTCCATACCTAAAGAAGACATCATTAGCTGGAAGAAGTCTCCTTTCTTTCCGAACCTTGTTGATCATCTTCTGGTTAAGCATCACACGGCTGATGGCGTTGAAGATGGCATTTCAATCTGCTACTTCAAACCATACTCGCAAGGCCGTGCTCGCTGGCAGGGTGACACAATCCACGGTGTGTGGTTTGACGAAGAACCACCATACAGCATTTATGGCGAAGGGCTTACCCGTACCAACAAATACGGGCAATTCTCAATTCTGACGTTTACCCCGCTGATGGGGATGTCTGACGTTGTTACCAAGTTCCTGAAGAATCCCAGCAAGTCGCAGAAAGTGGTCAACATGACCATCTATGACGCTGAGCACTACACCGACGAGCAGAAAGAGCAAATCATCGCATCCTATCCTGAGCATGAGAGAGAGGCGCGTGCTCGCGGTATTCCTACGATGGGTAGCGGGCGAATCTTCCAGATACCGGAAGAGACGATTAAGTGTCAGCCGTTCGAGTGCCCTGATCACTTTTACGTAATTGGCGGTATGGATTTCGGATGGGATCACCCGCAGGCGCAGGTTCAGCTTTGGTGGGATAAGGACGCAGACACAATCTACGTTTCACGCGTGTGGAAGGCGAAAGAAAAAACAGCCGTTCAGGCGTGGGGAGCCGTTAAATCTTGGGCGCATAAAGTGCCAACCGCATGGCCTCATGACGGAAACCAGCACGAGAAGGGCGGCGGTGAGCAGCTTAAAGGGCAGTACGCGGACGCTGGTTTTATGATGTTGCAGGAGCATGCGACATGGCCTGATGGCGGTAATGCTGTTGAGCCTGGCATCACTGAATTGCGCGACATGATGCTCGATGGACGCTTCAAAGTATTCAACACCTGTGAGCCATTCTTTGAGGAGTTCCGCCTCTATCACCGTGATGAAAACGGGAAGATCGTCAAGCTTAACGATGACGTTCTCTCAGCCGTTCGCTATGCATACATGATGCGCCGCTTCGCAAAAATGATGCGCGACATCAAAAAACCAAAAGAGAAAAAGATACCAGCCCCAATCAGGCCCATCGCACGGAGAACTTAAATGGCCGACGAAAACAGACTCAATTCCATTCTGTGTAAGTTTGACGCAGACTGGATGGCGAGCGATGAAGCCAGAACCGAGGCGACAAATGACCTGTATTTTAGCCGAGTGTCGCAATGGGATGACTGGCTATCAAACTACACGACCCTGCAATATCGCGGACAATTCGATGTTGTTCGCCCGGTGGTCAGGAAACTGGTCGCAGAGATGCGCCGGAACCCTATCGACGTTCTCTTCCGACCAAAAGACGGTGCTAATCCTGATGCAGCCGATGTGTTGATGGGGATGTATCGTACTGATATGCGCCATAACACGGCAAAAATTGCCGTTAACGTTGGCGTTCGTGAGCAGATAGAGTCCGGCGTTGGTGCATGGCGTCTGGTCACGCAGTACGAAGACAACGACCCAACAAGCAACAATCAGGTAATCCGACGCCTGCCAATCCATGAAGCCTGCTCACACGTCATATGGGACGCCAACAGCAAGCAGATGGATAAGAGCGATGCTAAGCACTGCACGGTGATTAACGCTTTGTCACGCAATGGCTGGAAAGAGTTCGCAGAGGATTACGGTATTGATCCTGACACCTTGCCATCTTTCCAGAATCCGAACGATACATGGCTGTTTCCGTGGGTATCGAATGATGTCGTCTACGTCGCTGAGTATTACGAGGTCGAAGAGAAGAAAGAGAAAGTCTTCATCTACCGCGACCCGCTGACAGGTGAGCCGGTCAGCTATTACCAGCAGGATATCAAAGACGTCATCGACGACCTGGCTAATCGTGGATTCATTAAGGTAGCAGAGCGTAAGGTCAAGCGTCGGCGTGTGTATAAGTCGATCATCACCTGCACGCAGATACTGAAAGACCGCGAGAAGATAGCCGGAGAGCATATCCCAATCGTTCCTGTGTACGGCGAATGGTCATTCGCTGGTGACAAGGAGTGCTACGAGGGCGTGGTAAGGCTGACGAAAGACGGTCAACGCCTTCGTAACATGATCATGTCATTCAACGCCGATATTGTTGCTCGTTCACCGAAGAAGAAACCGACCTTCTTCCCTGAGCAAATCGAAGGCTACGAATACATGTACGGTGGAAATGATGACTATCCGTACTATTTGCAGAACAAGACCGATGAAAACGGTAACGACCTGCCGATTGGTCCAATCTCCTACATGGAAAACCCTGAAGTGCCGCAAGCCAACGCTTACATGCTTGAGGCTGCCACCAACGCAGTGAAAGAGGTGGCTAGTCTTGGTGTGGATGCGCAGGCAGCAAACTCTCAGGTCGCTTTCGATACCGTCAATCAACTGAACATGCGGGCAGACCTTGAGACATACGTGTTTCAGGATAACCTGGCTACCGCAATGCGACGTGATGGCGAGATTTATGCCTCAATGGTCAACGATATTTATGACGTTCCTCGTCATGTAACGCTGACACTTGAAGATGGAAGCGAGAAAGACGTTCAACTCTATGCGCAAGTTGTCGATTACCAGTCCGGCAATGTGGTCACACTCAACGACATTCGCGGTCGCTACGAGTGCTATATAGGAGTTGGACCATCCTTCCAGAGCATGAAGGAACAGAACCGCGCAGAGATTCAGGAGTTACTCACCAAGGTTCCGCAAGGTACTCCAGAGTTCCAGATGCTGATGCTGCAATACTTCACGCTGCTTGACGGTAAAGGCGTCGAGATGATGCGAGAGTACGCGAACAAGCAACTGGTGATGATGGGGCTGAAGAAACCAGAAACACCTGAAGAGATGGAGATGGTGCAGCAGGCACAACAACAGCCGCAGCAGCCATCAGCAGAGCAAATTCAGGCGCAGGGCATCCTTCTGCAAGGTCAGGCTGAATTGCTCAAGGCAGAGAACCAACAGGCGCAGATTCAGGTTGAAGCTGCCAAGGTTGAAGCCCAAAACCAACTCAACGCCGCGAAGATTGCAGAAATCTTCAACAATATGGACCTCGACAAGCAGGCAGAACTGCGTGAGTACCTCAAGCTCGTAGGTCAATTCCAGCAACAGCGCAGCAAAGATGCTCGTGCTAACGCTGAGCTGCTTCTTAAAGATGCAGACCAGACTCATTCACAACGCATGGATTTCGCGAATCTTATGCGTCAAGTTCAAATCCCCTCCGGCGGAGTAGCCGAGACACCTCAATAAGAGAGAGTTAATCATGGACCAAACCACCGACATTCAGGCTTCTGAAGAATTAACCCTGCCCGGCAATCATGCAGTGGCATCTGCTGATGGCTTAGTTGTCGATAATGCCAACGACAACGCAGGCCAGGAAGAAGGCTTCGAGATTGTCCTGAAAGACGATGAGAAACCGAAACAAGACCCGGCAACTAATGCTGAATTTGCCCGTCGCCGCATCGAACGCAAACGACAGCGTGAGCTTGAGCAGCAGATGGAAGCGGTTAAGCGTGGAGAGTTGCCGGAGCACCTGCGGGTGAACCCTGAGTTACCAAAACAACCAGACCCTAACGATTATCTTTCCGAAGATGCACTGGCTAAGTACGACTATGACCAGAGCCGCGCACTGGCTGCCTTCCAGCAGGCAAACAGTGAATGGCAGATCAAGGCTATGGACGCACGAAGCCAGGCTGTCGCCGAGCAGGGTCGCAAAACTCAGGAGTTCACCCAGCAATCAGCGCAATACGTCGAGGCAGCCCGTAAGCACTACGACGCAGCGGAAAAGCTCAATATCCCTGACTATCAGGAGAAAGAGGATGCATTCATGCAACTGGTGCCGCCAGCAGTCGGTGCCGACATCATGCGCCTCTTCCCGGAGAAATCCGCTGCTCTCATGTATCACCTTGGTGCTAATCCTGAGAAAACACGCCAGTTGCTGGCGATGGACGGGCAATCCGCGCTGATTGAACTCACTCGACTGTCAGAACGTTTAACTCTCAAGCCTCGAGCCAAGCCTGTTTCAGAAGCCCCGTTACCTGATGAACCCATTCAGGGACACGCTGTTGCTGCAAATATCTCTGCGATTGAAAAGCAGATGGAAGCGGCAGCAAACAAAGGGGATGTAGAGACATACCGCAAGCTCAAGGCGCAACTGAATAAAGGAATTCGATAATGGCATTAAAAGAAGGGCAGTTAGTTACTTACGCTATCGATGAAATCATCGAAACCGTCCAGAACCTGACGCCAATGGCGTCCAAAGTGACAAAATACACCCCTCCGGCAGAATCCATGCAGCGTTCAAGCAACACCGTGTGGATGCCTGTTGAGCAGGAAGCGCCAACTCAGACTGGCTGGGATTTAACTGGCAAGGCAAGCGGGATTCTGGAACTCTCCGTGAAATGCAACATGGGCGATCCGGATAACGATTTCTTCGAGCTTCGTGCAGATGACCTGCGTGATGAGCGTTCTTACCGTCGCCGCATCCAGGCATCCGCCAGAAAACTGGCGAATAACATTGAGTCAGCGATTGCCAAACAGGCAACTGAAATGGGCTCGCTTGTTGTTCACGATACCCGCTCAATTGGTCCATCATCTACTGACCTGTCTGGCTGGGATTTTGTGTCTGATGCAGAGCGCCTGATGTTCTCCCGTGAGCTAAACCGCGATATGGGCATCAGTTACTTCATGAACCCTGACGATTACCGCAAATCAGGCCGCAACCTGGTAGATGGTGACATCTTTGGTCGCGTTCCTGAAGAAGCGTATCGTAACGGTACTATTCAGCGTCAGATTGCTGGCTTTGATGAAATTCTTCGCTCACCGAAACTTCCGGCAGTTACCAAGTCAACCGCTACTGGTGTAACTGTGACTGGAGCGCAGAAGTTTAAGCCGCAGGCATACACCCTTGATACCGATGGTAACAAAGAGAACGTCGACAACCGTGTTGCAACGGTGACCGTATCCTCCACCGCCGGATTTAATCGCGGCGACAAAATCAGCTTCACTGGTGTGAAATTCCTGTCTCAGATGGCGAAGAACGTGCTGACTGATGATGCGACTTTCTCAATCACCCGTGTGATCGATGGTACTCACATCGAAATCACGCCGAAGCCGATTGCACTGGATGACGAGTCACTGACAAAAGAAGAGAAGGCTTACGCTAATGTAAACACCTCTCTTGCTGCGAGCACTACGGTAAACGTTCTGAATGTGGCAACAACCACCGCTAACGTGTTCTGGGCTGATGACTCAATCCGTCTGCTGTCTCAGCCGATCCCGGTAACCCATGAACTGTTTGCTGGTATGAAAACGTCTTCCTTCAGCATTCCTGGCATTGGTGTTAACGGCATCTTCGCAACGCAGGGTGATATCAACACTCTGTCTGGTAAGTGCCGTATTGCTGTGTGGTATTCAGCATGTGCTGTACGACCAGAGGCAATTGGTGTTGGTCTGCCTAACCAGACTGCGTGATAACCAGAGGGAGCTTCGGCTCCCTTTTTTATCTGGAGACAAGCATGACACACATGATCTTTCGTCATGGCGACATGAAGAAGTGGAAAGGCGTTGGCTACGACTTTGAAATCGTGAAAGCCGAAGAGCTTCAGGAATATCTGGATGCTGGTTGGTTTTCACATCCTGATGACCTTTTGAAGGATGTTGCAAAGCCAGAGCCAGAGCCAGAGCCAGAGCCAGAAGAAAAGCAGCGTAAAAAGCCTGGTCGAAAACCTAAGGCGGCATCAGATGAACCTGACAACGAAGGGTGATTTAGTCCTTGCGGCATTACGTAAGCTCGGTGTGGCATCAAATGCCACGTTAACTGATGTCGAACCGCAGTCTATGGAAGACGGCGTCAACGACCTTGAAATGATGATGGCTGAATGGCTTGGCGGTGATGCGTCACCTGGGATCAACGTTGGCTACATTTTTGCTGATGCAGATGTCGCTCCGGATCCGGGCGATGAGCACGGTTTATCAAATAACGCTATCAATGCCGTCATTTTCAACCTTGCCTGCCGCATTGCTCCTGATTATGCGCTGGAAGCGTCAGCAAAACTTATAACCACTGCCAGATACGGGAAAGAGCGACTCGTCAAACTGTCTGCAATGGACAGAGCAAAAGCCGCTAAATGTAAGTCCGGTTATCCAAACCGTATGCCTGTTGGCAGTGGAAACCAGTTGGCGAAGTGGAACGGTTGGAATTACTTCCACCGAAAGGAACCTTGCGATAATGGGAGCGAATAATGCCGATTCAGCAACTTCCGCTTATGAAAGGTGTCGGCAAAGACTTTAGAAACGCTGACTATATCGACTATCTACCAGTGAATATGTTGGCTACACCCAAAGAAATCCTCAACAGCAGCGGATATCTTCGCTCATTCCCGGGCATTGCCAAACGTTCTGATGTGAACGGCGTATCGCGAGGCGTCGAGCACAACATGGCGCAGAATGCTGTTTATCGCGTGTGTGGTGGCAAGCTGTATAAGGGCGAAAGCGAGGTTGGTGATGTTGCCGGAAGTGGTCGCGTATCAATGGCGCATGGTCGAACATCACAGGCGGTAGGCGTTAATGGTCAACTGGTCGAGTATCGCTATGATGGCACGGTTAAAACCGTCTCAAACTGGCCTACAGACAGCGGATTCACACAGTACGAGTTAGGTTCAGTTCGCGACATTACGCGCTTACGTGGGCGTTATGCGTGGTCAAAAGACGGAACTGATTCATGGTTTATCACTGACCTTGAAGACGAATCGCATCCTGACCGATACAGCGCACAATATCGCGCAGAATCGCAACCGGACGGCATCATCGGTATCGGAACATGGCGAGACTTCATCGTCTGCTTTGGTTCATCGACGATTGAATATTTCTCCCTGACTGGTGCAACCACCGTTGGTGCTGCTTTGTATGTCGCACAGCCATCGCTGATGGTGCAGAAAGGCATTGCCGGGACTTACTGCAAAACGCCGTTTGCTGATTCGTATGCGTTCATCAGCAATCCGGCAACAGGTGCGCCGTCTGTATATATCATCGGCTCCGGTCAGGTGTCACCAATCGCCAGCGCGAGCATTGAGAAAATTCTCCGCTCCTACACTGCTGATGAACTGGCTGATGGCGTGATGGAATCGTTGCGGTTTGATGCGCATGAGTTGCTGATTATCCATCTTCCGCGCCATGTTCTCGTGTACGACGCATCTTCAAGTGCCAATGGTCCGCAATGGTGTGTGTTGAAAACTGGCTTATATGACGATGTGTACCGCGCTATCGACTTCATTTACGAAGGCAATCAGATAACGTGCGGCGATAAGCTGGAGTCCGTGACCGGGAAATTGCAATTCGACATCAGCAGCCAGTACGACAAGCAACAGGAACACCTGCTGTTTACTCCACTGTTCAAAGCGGATAACGCCAGAGTGTTCGACCTTGAGGTTGAATCGTCAACTGGCGTTGCGCAGTATGCTGACCGCCTTTTTCTCTCTGCAACCACTGACGGCATCAATTACGGGCGTGAGCAGATGATTGAGCAGAATGAACCGTTCGTTTACGACAAACGCGTTTTGTGGAAGCGAGTAGGGCGCATCAGGAAAAATGTCGGCTTCAAATTGCGCGTTATCACGAAGTCACCTGTCACTCTGTCTGGCTGCCAGATAAGGATTGAGTAATGGCGGATTCGAATCTCAATACACCTGTTATTGTTCAGGCGACGCGGCTCGATACATCAATCCTTCCACGCAATATCTTCTCGCAGTCATATCTGCTGTACGTTATCGCACAGAGTACTGATGTTGGTAACGTGGCTAGCAAGGCCAACGAGGCCGGACAGGGCGCTTATGATGCACAGGTCAGGAACGATGAGCAGGATGTGATTCTGGTCGATCACGAAATTCGACTGGCATCAGCTGAAGCTAAGATTCAGGACCACGAAACAAGGATCACTAACGCAGAAGCGGCGATAGTCGGCCTTGATTCACGATTAACGACAGCAGAAAACGATATTGATTATCTGACGGATGAAGTTGTCTCCATTCAAAACACGCTTTCAGACCATGAAACGCGCATCGATGCTCTGGAGTATGCCACTACGCGCAAGAAGTCAGAAGTTGTTTACTCGGGCGTATCAGTAACCATCCCGACAGCGCCGACCAACCTTGTCAGTCTGCTGAAAACGCTCACGCCGTCATCAGGAACATTAGCGCCATTCTTCGACACCGTTAACAACAAGATGGTTGTGTTCAACGAGAACAAAACGCTGTTCTTCAAGCTGTCTATTGTCGGGACGTGGCCCAGTGGAACCGCAAACAGGTCAATGCAGCTAACCTTTTCCGGCTCTGTTCCTGACACACTGGTAAGCAGTCGTAATGCGGCGACAACAACCGACAACATCCTGTTAGCTACGTTCTTCAGCGTGGATAAAGACGGCTTTCTTGCCACAAATGGCAGTACGTTAACCATTCAGTCAAATGGTGCGGCGTTTACTGCCACAATCATCAAGATAATCGCGGAGCAGTGATGATTCAGTTCAAACCAACGCGAAACATCGACCTGATAGAAGCCGTGGGAAATCACCCCGACATTATCGCCGGGAGCAACAACGGTGATGGATACGACTACAAGCCTGAATGCCGTTACTTCGAGGTGAACGTGCACGGGCAGTTCGGCGGCATTGTTTACTATCAGGAGATTCAGCCTTTGACCTTTGATTGCCACGCCATGTACCTGCCAGAGATTCGCGGCTTCAGCAAGGAAATCGGGCTGGCGTTCTGGCGATACATTCTGACTAACACCACCGTTCAGTGCGTCACATCGTTCGCTGCACGCAAATTCCGCCACGGTCAGATGTACTGCGCAATGATTGGCCTTAATCGTGTAGGAACCATCAAGAAATACTTCAAAGGCGTGGATGACGTGACGTTTTACAGCGCAACACGCGAAGAACTAATCGACTTCCTGAATCACGGGAGATAGCCATGTTATATGCATTTAAGCTGGGCAGAAAACTGCGCGGCGAGGAACCTTATTGCCCTGAAAAAGGCGGGAAAGGTGGCAGCTCTGATAAAAGCGCAAAGTATGCAGCAGAAGCTCAGAAGTATGCCGCAGACCTGCAAAATCAGCAGTGGCAGACGATCATGAAAAACCTTGCTCCGTTCACGCCTCTTGCGGAGCAGTATGTTAACCAGTTGCAGAATCTTTCCAGTTTAGAAGGTCAGGGGCAGGCACTTAATCAGTATTACAACTCTCAGCAGTATAAAGACCTTGCAGGGCAGGCGCGTTACCAGAGTCTTGCTGCTGCGGAGGCGACGGGTGGACTTGGTTCGACAGCCACAAGCAATCAACTGGCTACGATTGCTCCGACTCTCGGTCAGTCGTGGTTATCAAACCAGATGAGCAATTACAACAATCTGGCAAACGTTGGGCTTGGTGCGCTGCAAGGTCAGGCAAACGCTGGGCAGACATACGCCAACAACATGAGCAGCATTGCACAGCAAAGTGCAGCACTTGCCGCTGCTAATGCCAATAAACCATCAAGTCTTCAGACTGCAATTAGCGGTGGCACGTCTGGTGCGATTGCCGGTGCAGGTCTTGCCAGTCTTTTGGGAACATCAACGCCTTGGGGCGCTGGCATTGGTGCTGGTATCGGATTGCTTGGCTCGTTGTTTTAAGGGGTAATCATGGCTACTTGGCAAGGAACAAACGGCGGATTGTTGGCTGGTATCGGCGGCGTCAACTCAAACGCTCCGAGCGTAAATGACATCGGCAATACGCTTCAGCTTATCAGGCAGAACAATGATATTGAGCGTTCAGGCGCTAACAATGTTGGGCTGACTGCTTTGCAAGGCCTTTCAGGTATTGCGGGGGTGTTTCAGCAGGAAAAGCAGGCTCAGCGGCAGAAAGAATTTCAGCAGGCATACGCTAATGCTTATGCTTCTGGTGATCGCGGTGCTTTGCGTCAGTTGGCTACTCAATATCCAGACCAGATTGAATCCGTTCGTAAAGGCATGGGATTCATTGATGAAGAGCAGCGTAATTCTATCGGCACCTTAGCGGCTGGCGCACGCCTTGCGTCATCGTCTCCAGAAGCAATGCAATCATGGCTGCAAAACAACGCCAAGGAACTGACTCGCGTCGGTGTTGACCCTAACAGCGTTGCTCAGATGTATCAGCAGAATCCTTCAGGGTTTGGTGAGTTTGTTGATCACCTTGGGATGGCTGCTCTCGGTCCGATTGACTACTTCAATGTTCAGGACAAGATGGCTGGTCGGGATATTGAGCGTGGCGAGTTGGCAGAGACGATTCGCAGCAATAAAGCTGGGGAAGGTTTACAGGCGCAAAGCATTGCTGTTAGCCGTGAAAACTCCCTGCGCACTGCTGGAGGTGCTGTTCCTGCATCTGTTAAAGAATATCAATATTTCAACAGCCTGTCTCCAGAGCAACAAAAGACATATCTTCGTGTTCGAGGCCGTCCTGATGCTGGCGGGGAGAATGTTGTGCAACTGGCAGATGGTAGAACGGTAACGGTAGGCGGGAAACTTCACGGCGCTGGGGCTAATGCGTTCTACGAAGGCATCGATAACGAGGGGAATATGGTTCGCGTTCCTGCCAGTTCAATCGCTGCTCCTGCAACATCGTCTGCATCAGCACAAAACTATGCCATGAAGAAGGATATCGACGCGATCGCAAATGCAGACGCTTCTGCTCTCGATTTCATGACAGGAATGACCGGCGGCGCAGGTAACCCGGCAATTGGTGCTGATGTTCGCAGCCGATTAACAGGAAAAGAGCAGCGCCAGTTATATAACTCAGCACAACGTATTCAGGGCAGAATGCAGAATCAGGGTGTGGCGGCAGCAAGGGACATGGGGGCCAGTGGTATTAACACCGTTGCAGAAGCGAAGATGTATTTTCAGGGGATGCCGCAGGTTGACTATTCAAGCCCGGAGGCTATGCAGCAGTCGATTCGTGAGATTCAGGAATACACCAACAATTACAACCAACAATATAACGTTAATGTTGGTAAATCTCAGCGGCAGCAATCTCAACCTGCACAGGTATCACAGCCAGCAGCCAGCAGTAACTTTTCTTCACTATGGGGTGATTAATGGCTAAAGCATGGAAAGATGTTATCGCCTCTCCACAGTATCAGGCGTTAGCACCAGAACAAAAAGCGCAGGCTCAGGAGCAATACTTCAATGAAGTCGTGGCCCCGCAAGCCGGAGAAAATGCAGAGCAGGCTAAGCAAGCTTTCTATGCTGCCTATCCATTGCCATCTGTGCAGCCAGTGGAGACACAACAACCAGTAGCACAGCAACAACCACAGCAAAGTGGATTTATGTCTGATCTTGGCGAAGCAGTAAAAGAGACTGGTCGCGGACTGGTGCAGGCTGGCGTGAACGTGGCAAATATACCTGCATCAGTTGCCGATGCTGTAACGAGCGCGGCGGCTTGGGCTGGCGGTAAACTCGGCATTGGCGATGGGACATATCAACCAGCGCCACGAGTAACAACGCAGGGATTAGAGCAGGACTTTGGCCTTCAGCAAGGTGCGCTGACTCCACAAACGACAGAGGGAAGGGTATTTGCTGAAGCATTGCCTTACCTCACTCCTGCTGGCGTTGAGAGAGCGGCAGCACAGGCACCAACACTTGCTGGTCGAATTGCTCAGGGGGCAACTCGCCTTCTCGCTGAAAACGCAGTTGGATCACTTGCTGCAAATAGTGCGAAAGATGATGCGGAAGCACTCGCCACCGATTTAGGCGTTGGTGTACTTGCTGGCGGTGCTATTAACGCTGCCGGACGTGGATTAGGTGCTGCTTATCGTGGCGTTCGTGGCGCTATCGCGCCAGAAGCGCAGCAGGCTATCAGATTTGCAGAGCGTGAAGGAGTTCCTCTGCACACCACAGACCTGTTACAACCAACTTCCCGCGTCGGAAAAATGGCGCAGACTACAGCAGAAAATATCCCTCTGGCTGGCACAAGCGGAATGAGAGCAACGCAACAGGAAGCGAGAAGCCAGTTGGTGCAGAGATTTGCTGATAAATTCGGTGAGTATGATCCAGCTGTTGTTATTGACAGCCTTAAAGCGAAAACATCAGGAATTCGTCGTGCTGCTGGGAACCGTCTTGAGCAGGTACAGAATGCAATGGCAGGAATCAACATTCAACCTGCCAGAGCAATTCAGCAGATAGATACTGAGATATCTAACCTGCAGAAGCTTGGTAAGGTCGCTGATAACGAGACGATTTCAAAACTTCAATCCTATCGTGATGAGCTTATTCGCAATGCTGGTCCTGATGGTCCGGTAAATCTGGATTTGAAGCAATTAAGCGATCTACGCAGCCAGTTCAGAATGGACGTGAAGGGTGAGAGACCAGTGCTACCAAACCGTTCCGATGCTGCCATTCAGCGCGTTTACAAGGCGATGACCGACGATATCAATGGTGCCATTGGTCAGAATCTTGGCAACGATACTCTCCGTAAATATCAGCAGGCCAATGCCGTCTACGCTGACGAAGCGGCGAAACTAAAGAATACCAGGCTGAAGAATGTTCTCATGAAAGGCGACCTGACGCCGGAAGTTGTCAACAACATGCTATTCAGCAAGAACAAATCGGAAATTAAGACGCTGTATAACTCAGTTGGTCGTGTTGGCAGGGTGCAAATGCGCAATGGCATCATTGGAAAGGCGATGGAGAAATCTGGCGGATCCCCTGACCAGTTCCTTCGGCAGCTTAACATCCTGCAAAACCAGACTGGCATCACATTTAAGGGGCAGGACGCTGCTTATCTGAAAGGATTGAAAAATTACCTTCAGTCCACTCAGCAGGCAGCAAAAGCGGCAGTAACAACACCAACAGGGCAGCAAACCATCCCGTTCATTATCGGGTATGGGACGGCAATGAACCCGGCGACAACTGGCGCAGCAGTAAGCTACGGACTTCTTACTCGCGCCTATGAGAGCGAACCATTCAGAAATGCAATGCTCCGAATGGCAAACACCCCACGCGGATCAACAGCGTTTGAGAAAGCCATGCAGCAGGCGCAAAAGGCCATTAACGCCCTGACTCAGGGTGCCAAGTCTGATGCGTTGTCAGAATAGCTTCGCAAACACCAGGAACGTGCAAAAACCAAATATGTAGAACGCAATATTCAGCATATCTCTTTGCATAAATCCTCCGTAACTGATGGTTAGCTGCTGTCTTTTTTATATAGCTCTTTGAGCGTATCAAAGACAATTTTCTTAACCATATCGGATTGTTGTTCTGCCATACGCTCTGCATCGTCAATGTAAACTGATGCAGAGTTTTGTTTATCCAGTGATTCTTCAATCGCTGCAATTATCTCTGAGTTCAGCGACCTGTTATTCATCTTCGCACGCTGTTTAATTTTCGCGTGGAGTTCATGCGGAAGTCTCAAGTGAAACTGCGCCTCGTCGTATTTGCTGTACATCCTTGATGCCTCACCAGTTGGGTGGAATGGCATCGTAACCTACTGGATAAATACTCAATAGTACCATTTCGGTATGCAATCACATCATGGTTGCATCATATCATTCGTCTGGAGCAATGAAATGTCAGATATCACCTACCATGATTCTCATGATAACCATAGGTCTTTTCAGCCTCACGCCTTACAGCAATTGCATCATCGAGACTCTTAAAGTATCCGAGATTAATGCGCTTCCCTGCGTCGCTAATATATGCCACCCACTTTTTATGGGTCTTATGCCATGAAACACCTGCGCACCCAGATGTATTGTTTGTGTATTTAGATTTGTTTTTTAGGTTTTCACCGAGACTAACTAGACGCAGGTTGTCTATTGAATTATTTAACCCATTACCATCTTTATGGTCAATTTGCATTCCTGAAGGGATTTCACCATAAAACATTTCCCATATTATCCTATGAGCGGCGTATATTTTATCTTGATACCTGATAATTATATAAGATGTTTTCCTGTTCTTGTCCTTGAATATATGTCCTGCAGGCTTTTCTTTAGAGATATTGAACATTTTGGGTCTTGAGAGATATTGGTCACTCCAGTACAGGAGTCCATCGTCTTTTAATACGAATACTTCGTTCCAGTTCATGTTAACCACCTTTAAATAAAGTTCACTCATTATACAAAAAACATGCTAGCAATGAATATTGCTTGCTTAACATATAGAGAAATTAAAATGACAGATTCAATAAATGCCAATGTTGTGGTAAGCATGCCTTCGCAACTATTCACTATGGCTCGTTCTTTTAAAGCCGTAGCCAATGGTAAAATTTATATTGGTAAAATTGACACTGACCCTGTAAATCCTGAAAACCAGATTCAGGTTTATGTGGAGAACGAAGATGGTTATCACGTTCCTGTTTCTCAACCAATCATCATTAACGCTGCTGGTTATCCGGTATATAACGGGCAGATTGCCAAATTTGTAACTGAGCAAGGCCATTCAATGGCTGTATATGATGCGTATGGTTCGCAACAGTTCTATTTTCCGAATTTGCTGAAGTATGACCCTGAACAGCTTCTGCAGTTACTTCAATCTGATGAAGGGGCTACTTACATTGGCACTAATAGCGGGAAAAATCTTCAAGATGAGCTATTTGCAATAAAAAATGAAATATATCAAGACCCGCTTACATCGTGGCCTTTCGGTGGAACATTAAAAATAAAGCAAGGGGTGTATGATGTTACCACTCCTCTGGTACTTAATTATGATGATTACCCTGCCGACTTTGTAGGTGCTCCGGGTGTCCGCTGTTTTTACTCAGGCGAGAACATGGCTGAGACAATACTGGAATGTAGAGCTACTGATTTTAACGTAAAAATGCTAGGTGACGCAGCGTTTAACAGTCAGAGATTGGCTGCATATGACTACATCGGCAACATGACGCTGAAAGGGAATCCCGGAAGTTACGGTATGCTGGTGCAGAATAAAGCACATACTCGTCTTGAAAACATTGTTATCTGCCGCCACCCTGACGGGGAAGGGTTACGCACTGACTCGATGCTCACGAGCGACATGACGAACGTGTACTTGCAGAGTAATCGTATCGGTTGGCGTGCTACCAACTCCGTAAATCATTCTGAACTGAACGCTATAACTGCAAATAGGCTTACGTGCAGTCAGAACAGTGAATGGGGTATCCTCGGGGACCGCTGGGGTGCTGGTACAACTATCAATAGCCTGACTTGTGAAGGAAATGGTACTCAGGGGGATTCCAGTACAGGTGGTGCGCAATTAGCCATAAATGGCCTTAACGGTTCGTGCGCTTTGGTATTAAACAACCCATACTTTGAGGCTAATGCCGGGGGGGGCAGACCTTGCTATAGATAATACTGGGACGCGCCCTGTAACTGTGGTTATAAACGGTGGAAATTTTCATCGCGTGAGCAGTGCAAGATACACGCACACTAATATTCAAGTAACAAGCTCAGGTGGGGGAAAAGTTACAGTCATACTCAACGGCACAACGTTCCAGAGCGCAGGGGATTATCAGCCAAGTGCAGATCGACCATACTGGATAACAGGAGCTAATTGCGAGGTAGTTGACATTGGGTGTGTTTTTACAGAAACAACCAGTAAGGCAACATCGGCTTCTGCATTGTCAGTCACACGCTCGGGAAAAATTAACGCCAATGGTAGTATCGACGTTGCTACTGGTGTTTCATCGGTTAACGTGGTTGCTACAGGTGTGTATGAGGTTAGCTTTTCTCATCCGCTCGCAGCAGTTGCTAGCGGTTATATTGTGCAGATAACACCTATATCTGCGCCTGATTCAGTTAGTTGTGATGTTACTTATATTGGCGTAGATACATTTAGGGTGACCCTGCGCAATACGCTTAGCGGAGCAGGAATCTCCAGTTCGTTTGCATTTAGCATTACCAGGCTACTATAAACACGACAGCCTCCCTACGGGAATACGTAGGGAGGCGGATTCATTGTTATTTATTAATGTGAAGTTTTATTTTTTTATTAAATCAAGAGTTAACCATGGAGGGAGCACTGTAAATGAGACGGCTTCTCCATGTTTTGCTTTATTTATTAATTCTGCTCCTTGAGACCAGTTCATGTCAGGAAGAGGGGTTATAAAAAAGTTTAATTTTATCATTGCAATAAGGATGACTGAAACATAGATTTTAAAGAATATTTTTAAGGTTTTATTCTTTATGCATTGAAACAAACAAACGCATATTAATGAAAAAATTGCAATATGAATATTTACAAAATACCTTGACCCGTTTCCGGTTGCAAGTGTTGGCAGTTGAGGAACAGAATCTGCCAGTTGAGGTTTTGCCATAGAAAATGCGACAATAAGTATTGGAAGGGTGGCAAACACTTTCATTTGCCAATTTCCTTTAATATAAATGAAAACACATAATGTAATTACTAAAGTTGATAGTGTGTACGATAAAAGGTGATTATCCCATCCAGCATTAGCGATATTCCAAGGGACAAATGAAAAAAGAAATACATTAGATGATATTATAGATGACATAACATCAAAACTGAATCCTAATGGAGCATGTGATCTTGTTCCATTAAATGTAAGAATTATTGATGTTGCCTGTATCAGCCCACACAAGATCATTGCCAAATATGGCAGTCGAGTATAAAATAAGTATAAACCTCTTATGCTTATTACTCCTTTTGATAAGTGTAAATATTTAAAAACAGATGATGCAATTATGAATATAATAAATGGACCGCTCAATCCAGATAATACTATAAAAAATAAATCATGTGCTTTCCATAATTTTGACTTGGATTCTTCAGATATTATTATCATTGCAACATACAATGATAAATACCAGTGAGCATTTGTTATATTGGCTTGGACTTCATCAAGCCCGGGCATGCAAATTAAATATACAGAGATGAAGATTTTTGATGTGGTGCTTAGGAATTTAAATCTATCGGTAAATAAGAACCATATAATTATAGCTCTAATTATTATTCCAAAAAAGTTTGATAATAATGGTGCGTAAATTGGATTAATAAATGTCGTCGCACCAACAATGAGTGTTGATACTGTTTGAAAATAACCATTTCTTGGGGTTATGAGTGAACTGAAAAAACCTTGTTCGTATGCATCTTTATACCAAAAAACTGCATCCTCAGCCCAAAACTGGGCATTTGTCAAAATGTCAATGCGCCTAAGCCAAATCAAAGTAAATGCAAGTATAAAAATTGATATCTTGTGCCAATTGCGCATTATGAATATCTTCATAAGATCATCCTGTTATTTTCTGCTTTTAATTAAGTACCGTGGTCTTGATTTTGTTTCTAAATAAATTCTACCTATATATTCACCGAGAACACCAATCCCGATCAGTTGCACTCCACCCAGGAAAAGTATTGATACAAGCATGGAGGGATACCCGCGTACTGGGTTACCAAAGACAATGGTGTCTATAATCATCCATGCACCATATAAAAATGAAATGCTTGCAACAAACAAGCCTATATAAGTCCATACGCGAAGAGGAAAGGTTGAAAAACTTGTGATACCTTCCAGTGCCAGATTCCATAATTTCCAGCCATTAAATTTTGAGATGCCAGCAACACGCTCTGTGCGTACATATTCAACGACATCTGTCTGACCACCAACCCAGCTCAGTATGCCTTTCATGAAAAGATTGCGCTCAGGCAATAGTTTAATGTTCTCCACAACCTCACGAGACATGAGTCGAAAATCTCCGACATTTTCCTCTATTTTTGGGGTGCTTATTTTGTTGTGTAATTTATAGAACCACTCAGCTGTCTTACGTTTCAGCCGTCCATCAGTTGAGCGGTCTGAACGTTTAGCAAGCACCATGTCAGCACCTGCCTGCCACTTTTCAATAAGATGAGGAATAACCTCAATCGGGTCTTGCAGGTCAACATCAATTGGAATCACGGCATCGCCGGTTGTATGGTCTAACCCTGCAAACAATGCTGGTTCTTTACCAAAGTTGCGTGTAAATGACAGCGGAACAACTAGCGGATCAGAAACAGCCAGAGCGTTAATGATTGACTCCGTAGCGTCTTTGCTTCCGTCATTTATGAAAACAATTTCTACTTCATATGGCTTCAACTCTTCGAATTCACGTACCGTTTTATAAAAAATTGGTATCGCTTCTTCTTCATTGAAGACAGGAACGACAAGAGATATCTTCATTTCGCATCCCTAAAGACAATGAACTTTGAATAGACGAAACCGCACACCAAGCTGATGGCGGAGAAGGTAACAAGAGTGACAATTGGAGGAAGTGAACATCTATCAGCAACCCATCCAACAGTAGCACTCAGTGTTCCCATGAACCCGACATATAACATGTAGCGCATCGTTGTAGTTGATGCTTTGAATGTGAATTTTGCATTCGCAAAGAAGCTAAAACTCACAGCCACAACGAAACCTGCGAAGTTTGCCATAGCCTGATTGGTATGCGCGGCATAGATACATACACCAAAAACCACCCAGTGTATAAGTGTGTTCAGCACGCCTATAGATGTGTACTTTGCAAATAGCTTTAACATTTCTTCTATCAGCTAATAATCAAAGGCATGAAGTCTATCATCCAAGTCTCAATCGATCGATACTTGCGGTAGTTGATGAGAAAAACTCTGGCACACAAATCTTTGCACTGGATTGCAAGGCTTTGTGCTCTTCTGTGAATGTGTGGCTATATGTTTGAAGATCGTTGTGCCGTATTTGTGACATATATATGGCAACATCATTCATCAACTTTCTGTTTGTGCCATCAACTATATCTTAGTGAATGCGGTTAATGCTTGCTAAAACAGATAGTTATGATTGGTGCTACAGATTCGTAATGCGAAGGTCGTAGGTTCGACTCCTATTATCGGCACCATTTAAATCAATAAGTTACACATCATTAGTACCTTCCTTATTTCTTGACTGGGACAAATTTGGGACCGATGGGTTCAGAATCAAGTCTATTTGCCGTGCGTGTTCGGTAAGGTGATTAGGTGCGAGGTGAGCATATCGACGAACCATTTCGATAGACTCCCAGCCTCCCATTTCCTGTAACACTGATAACGGGACTCCGGCTTGAACCAGCCAACTTGCCCAGGTGTGTCTCAAGTCGTGAAATCTGAAATCATCAATACCAGCCCGTCTCAGCGCCGCTTTCCAGGCTGTGTTTGCGTCATACCGCATCTTCCTTACTGTTGGCGCTTTCGTTCCGTCTGGTTTGGTACAGCTTTCCTTGTACACAAATACCCAACGGTGATGATTTCCGATTTGTTTTTTCAATACGCGACATGCAGTATCATTCAGCGCAACGCCAATTGCGCGGTTTGATTTACTCTCTTTGAGGTGTACTGGCAATAGCGGACACTACCATTTGTTCTTTTTTAAGCAGCCATCTGATGATATTTTTCCCTGAAGGCTGCCGGGGAGATATTCCCCAGACGAGAGTGACGACGCTGACGATTGTAGAAAATCTCAATGTATTCCCGTATTACTGAGATGGCTTCATCCCGGTTATTAAAACGATAGTGGCTCAGGCTCTCATTTTTCAGCGTTCCCCAGAAGCTTTCCATCGGAGCGTTGTCGTAACAGTTACCTTTACGCGACATTGATGTTTTCAGACCAGACTGCTCCTGTATGACCCGGTAATCGTATGCGCAGTACTGTGAACCTCGATCAGAGTGGTGGATTAGCCCGGCAGGTGGGCGCTGGCTCCTGAGCGCCATAAACAGGGCTTTACCTGTCAGCTCTTTTGTCATGCGCTCTCCCATGGCGTAGCCGACAATTTCGCACGTATAAACATCTTTGATGCCAGCGAGGTACAACCATCCCTCCTGTGTGGCAACATACGTCAGGTCCGCCACCCAGACCTGATTTGGTGCTGTAGGAGCGAACGTCTGGTTCAGCAGATTTGGCGCAACTGGCAGATTGTGGTTCGGGTTCGTAGTCGCTCTGAACTTGCGTTTCTGCTTACAGCGTAGCCTTAGCTCCTTACGAAGACGTGCCAGTCGGTCACGACCAACGATGATGCCATTCTCTGCCAGCTCCGTCTGGAGCCGCCGGGTTCCATATGTTTCGCGAGTGCGGATATGTGCCACCTTAATCTCCAGTTTTAGCCGCTCATCACTTTGTTTTCTGTCTGAGGGTTCATGCTGTACCCAGTTGTAATAACCGCTCCTGGATACACCAAATACCTGACACATCGCTTCAATGGGAAATTGTTGTCGCCATTGTTCGATTAACGCGTATTTTTCAGCGACTCCTGTGCAAAATACGCTGTTGCTTTTTTTAATATATCTCGCTCAAGGCGAGCTTCATTTAACGCCTTACGCAGTTGCAGAATTTCAGATTCCAGTTCAGCCAGCGTGCGGGAACCAGGAGTACCGAGCCCTTTTCTGGCGGCGGTAACCCATTGTCCTAAAGTGCCTTCAGGAAGAGATAATCGGGAAGCGCCTTCACTGATCGAAAGTTGATTTTCAAGAACCGTTCTGACAGCTTCGGCTTTGAACTCTTTAGAGTAACGTTGAACCGCCCCGGGTTTCCTGGAGAGTGTTTTATCTGTGAACTCAGGCTGCCAGATCAT